TCAAAAAAAAATCAAGGTTTCATTTGGGATAAAGCGTTTCGACGGATCAAGTCTTGATATGTTTTTCACAATATCCTTTGCTTTATATCCGTCTGCAGTAATTGTTTTATATTTCGGTTCCTCGACAAAATTGATATATATCACAGACTGATAGTTCAAAGCAGCGAAGCGATTGACAGATTCTGTTTTTCCGACCTGACGCGGTCCTTTTACAAGGATCGGCTTTCTGTCTGCATCGGTTTTCCATGAAGCCAGAAAAGTATCTGTTTTTCTTTTTAAATACAGCATGACAATCACTCGTTATCTATTATTAGATATAACCGTTATTGAGACGGAAAGCAATTCTTTTTTCACAAAACATGAGGGAGTTTTAGCTTTATTTGCACAAAACATTGCGATAAGACAGTCGCTGCAAGCATAAGAAGCTTTGGATAAATTGTCGGTTGTCGCATAACGATACTTGTGTTCAGGATTGAACACCAAGCGGCGCAATTGCTGCGGTACTTTGTTAATATCCAATTTTTTGCTGATATTCGCGATATCTTTTAAATCAGTAGCATTAGCAGTTCCATTTACGGTATTAGTAACATTCACTACTTCATTAAGAATATCCTCATCCAATGCTTGTGCAATTGCTCGCATAGCAGGTGCGATAAACTGCTCGCTGAAATTAGTGATATTCATTGTTAAATCACGAGATGTTACATCAAAGGATACATCTCTCCATTGATCTAATCTGACCGAAGCCTTTCCTTCTGATGCATCTTGTCGTGTAATGTGATCGGTAAAATTATGTGCTACAAACTTTGCCGGTTTACGAATAGTAACTGTATCACCGACACCGGCCACAAATTCGTTATCATAATCTCGATGCACCAATCCTCCCATTACCATATTTGCTTCAAGCACCATAAGTGCTTCACGCGCAATAACGTCTGCTGTTAATAAACTATTAGGCATAATAAACCTTCCTTTCTTTTACTGCTTGGCTCTCCAAGCTTTGTATTCATCCATTGACATCTGTCCCGGGTCCTTTGTGTTCGGTGTTCCGCCTTGCGGCATTCCACCTGCTTTGGGCTGTTCGATAATAAACATATCTTTGTATGTTTCTGTAAGTGTTTTTCCCTGTTCGTCAAGACCTTTCATTGTACCATCTTTCTCAATTTCAATTTTATCTAAATTAAATTGAGCTTTCAGCAAATTTCGGTGCTTTGACGGATGCGCATCCAACCACGAATCAACCGCAGCCATCTTTTTCATTGTTGTTTGTAAAGCGGAGATATCATTGTCATATTTTTCTTGGCTGTCTGTCAGCTGCTTTTTCAAGTTCTCGATATCCTCACCCTCAAACTTTTTGACTGTTTCAGAAAGATTTGCTAACTGCTTATTTGCGGTTTTTAATTCTTCCTCTTTGTCATCGTATTTAGATTTTGAGACATACTCTCCACTGGCTAAATTGGCAAGTTTTACTTTATCGTTGTCTTTTAGCTTCGCTTCAACTTGAGAATACAATTCATCACCTAAATACTCTTTTAAAAATTCCATTTTGTCCTCCTGTGTTTTTTATAGCCGGTTCTCTCCGGTAGGTTGGCTGTTTTATATCTCTTGCCATCGAGTAACAGATAGTTTATATGCCATGTCCAGGGCAATAGAAAAGCCACGCTAAGGTGGCGTATAAATAAAAAACACGCTACGGCCGTCAGCGTGCTAATTATTTTCAAAATAATCATAATATTCTTGAGTTATTGTACCCTTTTTTAAGCACTCTAATAAATCTTGATGTATCACTTCGTACATTTCAGGACTACATTCGCTTTTAACTACAAGATGTGGTTTTAATGGCTCATTCCATCTAGAATGAGAAAAAGGCTCATCTTTCTTTTTTGTCACTTTTAATAACCTCCTCTAACCAAATGTGCCATGCACTATCCTTATCTTCAACGGCTTTAATTGTGAATACTGTATATCTGTCAAATAGAATCTCCTGCTCCCTTTGATTGTATTTTCTGATATCTTTTCCGTGCTTTGATAATATATGTAACTGCACTTGCGCAACATCATTATACACCCTTTCTGTCGTTGCGGAAAGATATTGTTGATAACATATTTTATAATTCGTAATATGTTGAGATATGAATTCTTTTATATCTTCCTCATACATGAAGCTTATTGACCTGTTTACTTCTCCTTTATAGTTCTTGGTCTTACTTAAAACAGAATCAAGCTGATGTACAAACTCTTTCTCTTGATCGGATAGCTTTCCACCTGTTCGTAGCTTTTCATTTATTTTGTATGAATCACTACTGATATAATTCATTAAAGCGCCGTATTCCTCTTTAGAGTAAACACCTTTTCTTTTAGCAGCCCCTACAACACCTTTCCCATCGATGTATATTCTATCATGCTGCTCACGTAATCCCATTGCCTTTGAGAACTTTACATATTCATCCATGCTTGCCCTGTATTTTGCTTGCATGAACATGATATCCAGTGGATCGCCATCACCTTCCTTTAGCGCCTGTATCGCTTCTCTTTGCGCTCTCATACGCGTTTCAATAACACGTTGCCTTTGTGTCGCTTCATATCCGGTATATTCCTTGCCGTTGAATGTCTTTGGAGTATCCTCAAATTTATTTTGTTCTGCAAGCCATTCATCGCTCCAATTTCGTTTACTTAATCCCTCGATAAACGGATAATACACATGATAACAATTTGCACCGCACAAGCCTTCCACTGTACCTAAACCACACACTGTTACAAGCTGTGCTTTCGTCCATACCTGTCCATGCCATTCCCGATGCGTCGGTCTCGCATTGGCGTGCCATGCTACTTCAAAGGTATCACATCCGAGCTGATCGGCGTGGTAGTCTGACATCTCCTTGGTGAGTTGTGTTAAAGCAGTTGATAAGCCTCGTCTTGCAGCTACAGTAACACGGCTATGATGTCCACTGTCGTAATCAATCCATCGCAAGCCACTGTTTGTTAATTGACTGACTGCTTTTTTCAAGCTTGTTTTAGAGTCAAAGCCTCCGCTTGTCACTTGCAGTATCGCATCGTCAAGCAACGATTTATAATAAGCACTCAAAGCGACAGCCTTTTTCCCTGTTGCACCATTCACAACAAAGCCAAGTGTTTTTGAGATATTATTTATCTCGCCTTTACACTGTGCCTTCAGATTATAAACAAGTGATTGAATGACAACATTCTTATCATACGGTACAGTTGTTTTACCTACCGCCTTGTATAGATCCTTATTGTCAATATAATCTGTATGTATTGCTTGTTCCAACACTTTATCTACATAGGCATCAGATTGATTTATTGTCTGTTTCAATAAATCTGTCATCTGCTTATCACTGTATCCGTAAATCCGCTGTAATTGGTTCAGTTGATAATCTGCCGTGCGTGTTACAACTCCCGTCTGCTTAATCCGTCTGGCAATATCGTTGATGATCTCTTGTTCTAAATCAAGCCATATGATTTCATTGCCGTATCCGAGTGCTTCTATTTCTTCGGGTGTCATGCCATCGGCTCACTTTGTGAAGGAAGTTTCTTTTTTGCTTCTTCAATCGTTTCCCCATACCATTTTGAACGATACTCTTCTAAACTCATGACGCCCAACGAAACATCGTTGCGATCTGATTGTTTTTCTGTGGTCTTGTCCTCAATGATGCTATCGTCAAAGTCTATGATGATTTCCTCGTTGTAAACTTGATTTGTAGCAGCATAGATTACCGCTCTTACAAGATCGATTAATGCATCCTCTAATACCAATTCATGCTTTTTCAATCTGCGAAATAGCTTGCTGTTTGTAGAAATCACTTGCGCTTCATTGGTATATACACTGCCTTTAGTGAAGCTGTAATGATCAGATCCGAAGCCACATTTATCACCGAATAGATTCAGTGCTGTTTGCAGTGCTTGATCATGCTCCTGCACACGTAAATTTAAATCGGTTTGCTCGATACCCTTTTCTTTATCCATATTCAAGGCATAGAATGTTGTATCGCTCGGGTCGAACAGAGGTCTTACGTACTCATCAGCGCTTGCTTTACTTACGTCGACATTTACGAGAGACGAATCAATAAAGATTCTTTTTTTACCCATCTCGAATTCGTTAAAGTAAGAATCGTACTTTTCGTCTATATCCATCATTTCGTCTACCGCATTAGCATATACCGATAATCCCATTGGTTCATCAAGATTAATATTATTAGCAATATTAGGTTTGATAATTTGAAACATCTTCACAGCTGAATACGCGACAGGTTTTATTCCTTGAGGCAGTTCATTGATTAGGTATTCTCCTTTCTTAACATCAAATATGACATTTTCAATACGATACTGTCCGTTTGGCTGCAATGTGTGAATATTGATATAGTATTTTTGATCGCCGATTTCTGAAGCAAATGCACAATCTATAATCTCACCGTTCTGTACTTTTAACGGTTTTATCATAGCAGCGTTAATATAATCGATGTTTACTGGTTTGTTTGGGTCTCCTGTTCGATATTCCACAAACGCACCTGTACCTAATGCAAAGGTTTTCTCTATCAACTCATTTGCCATTTTCCTAAAGTGATTCTTTTTCAAAATATCATCAAGTATTTTTTGTTGCTTCGTGGTTATAGAGACCTTTTCATTGAACAGTAAATCCGCCCAATCTTCACTTGCCTTTTTCGCCATTCCTAACGTCTTTTTTTCCTTCGGCACACTTTCTAATCCATTGTATACTGTGTAGTTATGGAATGCCTCTACTTTCCCTTTATACCATTGAAGCCATTCACAGATCAATGCTTTTTGAGCAGGTGCTGTCAACACTTCGTGTCCTAATTTGTTAAGAAAATCTGTAAGTACATCCAATTTCATCACTCCCTTGCTAATTGCGGCAACAACTGCCTGATATATTGCCATAGACCCATAACGGCGTAGCGTGTGGCATCATGGCAATGATCGTTATCTTTAATCGGTTTCTCTATACCCTTTTCGATACTGTCAGGGTCATAAGAATACATATACATTTCGTTTTCCAATTCTTTTTGTTCAGGACATAATAAAAGCCGCTCAAATACAAGCAGCTTCTGTACTCGGCTGATGCCCAAATCAACCGTATTTTCTGCATCTCTGGTAAGCACCTCAGGACACACACGCTTTATTTCCTCAGCTAATCCTTTTGCAGACGGATCAATGAACACATAAGCCGCACGCTTGCCGTATTCTTTGTACAGATCATCTATAAATGCACGAAACTCTTTGGCATATTCTGAAGGGCTCTTTTGATGCCCTGATTTCCTACCGCTGTGGTAATATTCGCCAAGTCCTCGGATACATTTGTTTTTCATATCCAAGCCATATGCTTGAAATGTCGTCGCATTCATTTGTCCGTAATCCACCCCGATTCCGTATAGTGTGAATTTAATATCGCTTGATGCTCGCTTTATATGCTTCTCGGGATCGAACATGTAATAAATCAATCCGTCTAAGCCCGTAGCTTTACCAAGCCACACCCAATCGTACATCTTGGAATCAGCCTTTTTCATCGCTTCTGCTTCGTTGATCAGCGCTTGGCCTAACCATCCAACCGGTACATCTCTGTAATCTGTGTGAATATGGATGCAGTCCTCACGCTTTGACATTTTTTCACACCATAGGTTTACTGGCGCTTTCTTGTTTTTAGGCGGATTGAACAAATACATCATTCTGAAGCCTTCGTTATTTCCGCGGACGAATGTAGCAACGATGTTAGATATTTCGTCCTCGCCTTCCCCTTTATCAAAGAATTCTGTTACCTCATCAAGCACGACCAGTCGGATAACTCTTTCCTCGTCAATCATACCTTTTGTATCATCAATGCTATCTGATCCAGTGAAGTAGATTGTATTGCCGTTTTTCTTGTATGTGATCTGCATTGGGCTTTTGGTAATTTTGAACATACTCTTATTTAATCCTAATCGCCCGATAGCACGAATGCACTCCTTATACACACTCTTACCTACTTTGTTATGATGCTTGCGCATAACAACAGCTGCAGTTTTTGGCTCTGATATAATTAAAAAATCCGTTATGATTGCCATAGCAGATGATTTTGTTCCAGCACGCCCTGATGTCAAGATTTGGTGCATGTGTATGTTGTCATTTACTATCGGCTGATATTTCGGAATTATAATATCGCTTAGTTTAACTACTTTCTTTTTCAATATCATTGATAATCACCACGCTTTCATCCTCTGCTGTATCGTTGTGTAACAGTTTAGCTTCCTCTAGCTTCAACCGCTTCTTTTCAAGCTTTATCTTTTCTCGTTCAGCCTCTGTCATAGCGGTGCTGCCAGTTATATCGGCTATGAATTGCGCGGCTGTTACGTTTCCCTTTATGGCTCTTTGCATCATTGAAAATACTAGAGCAGTTTGATTATCGGTTTCATCAACAGCAATACCCGATTGTATCATTTCCTCTTGCAGTTTCTCATCAACCGGAAGTGAAAGCAAATAATTTGCAACCTGTTTCATCGTTTTCTTTTTTCGTCTTGCTGCACCTGATGCCTGACCGCCTTTTTTGCTGATTTCTCTTGCTTCGCTCTTGGTTCGTTTTGTTACGGGTATCAAGTTTTTCTCATTTGCCATTCACCTCACTCCTTCAGCGTAAAAGAAAAGCACCACGCGGGTGCTGATTAAATTTTTATTTTTCCGTCATTTAATGATATAATTATGTTTATATCTTAAGGAGGAATAAACAATGATTATAAATCGTAATAATTTAGATGAATACCTACATAGAATAAACCCAAATAAATGCGCGTTATGTGGGCATAACGAATGGACTGTTTCTGACGTTGTTTTCTATTCTCAGGAACTCACACCTTCCAAAGAAGGAGGTAGTATTGTTATCGGCGAACCTTCGAAATATATGCCTTTTATAGCAATTTCGTGTAAATATTGCGGCAATACTCACATAATCAATACCCTAGCCGCAGGTATCCATGATTTTAGAGAAGAAGATAAGCAAGAGGAGAGTAAATAATGGCTATCGATTACGAATATAATGGCCTGAACAGTAATGTTGCGATTACTACTAAACAAGCCACTGATCACCGACAAATCATCCTTTTAGAAACAGAATGGCATGATCTTAAAAGATTCTCTAGATGCATTATTATAGAAAAACAGAAAACTGATTGGTTTTCTATTGTGCTTGGTGCAGCTGCTTCAACTATTATTTCTTTCTTATATTGTCTATATAACTATTTCTCAAAGGATTCTAAAGACCCGCATGAAATGATTTTCTATGCTTGCATAACAATAATTCTGCTAATTTTTACTATAGTTATATCTTTTCGCAGTAGAAATAAAACAGATACCTTATCAACAAGCATAGTTCAACATGATAATTTATGTTTAAAGATCGAAGAAATTGAAAATCGTGTAAAATATGAACCACTAGGCGATATCTAGTGGTTTGCTCTCTTACACTCCAGTACCGATTCACATACCTTCATTCTTTTGCTCAAGTCATTTAGCATAAAGACAATTCCGATATCTAATAACAAAAGCAGACTTAAAATAATCAGTGCAATTTCACCGCTATTCAT